CTTGTAATATGACAAAGCGAACTCCATCTGCTGAATGTCTTTTTCGAGTTTCTTTGCCCGTGCTAATGTCTTTTGTTTCATGATTTCTCTTGATTATTTTCTTGTTTGTTCTGATTTTCTTATCCTTTGATGGGATCGTTTCTGTCATGCATACTTCTATCCCACCTCGATTTCGTAGCGGATGCGGATGCGGTTGCGACGGGCTACGGCTTCAAATCCCTTGCGCTTCAAGCTGTAGAAGATGCTGTGCCCCAGTTCGCCCGTGCGCCTGGCATAGCCGTTACGCACAAGGTCTTCCCATTCGGGTACGCACTCGGCATAGGTGACGCTGTTGCGATAGGCTTCATATAAATCACCGTCTGGATTCTTGTTATCAAGCCCGATGCAGTGTTCCATGCGCTGGTAGTGTATGTCCTTCAGCGAGAACTCGCGGTCGGGGTCTTGCGCGTCCACAAGGTGATACAGCCGGAAGTAGTTTCCATCGGCCTTCTGCTCCTTGATGTATTCCTCGGCCTTCTCGCGAGCATCGTTCTCACATCCGAAGTATTTCAGCGTGTCGGTCTTCAGATGATTGCAATGTCCTTGCGCCGCCACGAAACCGATAGAGTCATGCGACAGATTGTAATGTGGTCTGACGGGGCTCTCCGAAAGCATACTCAGCAGATCGAAGTCCTGATTGAGCAGCCATAGCAACATCTCCGGGCGTGCTGTTATCGCCTCACTGCACGTAGAGTGGGGATAGGGCGTACGGTAGTCAACATGATACCTCAGCGCGTTGTAGTCGAAGAACATGACCGCAACGGACTTCTCTCCGTCGTCAACTCTCCGCTGTTCATACTCTATCACGATGTTGCTACTGAACATCTTGCGGTCAACTCGCGTAATGGTGAAGTTACCCCAAAAGTCTTTGCAGCCATACTGGTGTGATAACTCGACAATCACTCGCAACTCCTGGTCGGTGATGTCCTTTAATTTTCTCTTTCCTGGTTTAAACATACCTCCGTAAATTTTATCAATCTTCCTACTATTAATCAATTCTCAACTGGCGTCCACAGTGGCTACAATATGCATCCGTCGGTATGAACGCTGCTGCACGGTCCATGTAGCATAACTCCGATCGCAGTTATTCAATTCCAAACTCATCCCTACGAATCTCAGTGAGGCGGTCGACAAGCTGCTTCCGCAGTTCCGGATTCTCGACAGTGATATAGCGGTCAACGATCGCCTCTACATCCTGCGAGGCGTCTTTCACATCTTCGGCCATCTTTGTCATCAGGTCAGCCACCTTGTCGGCAACCTCGTCTTTTTGGCTGTACTCATATACATCCATGATATTCGTAGCCGCAAGGGATGCAGCATCATAGTCAATCATGGTACCGCCCATCACATCGTCAACACCTTTCATGGCGCTTTTCAGGTTGGCAGCCTGGACCAGATAGGTAACACGGCTACGTTTCTCCCTCTCGGTCTTCTCGTCGAGAGTGATAAAGTCGAGCTTTGCCTTGTAGAAACGATCACTCTCTGCATCGTCACTGAAGAACACCTCCTTGTAGGGCGCCTTCTTCACATCCGTCACCTCAAACTCGCCACTGATATATGCCGACATTTCCTCGGTGATGCGCCTCTCTGCCTCTGCGAACGACAGGGCGTCGACGACATACTGCTCAGTAACTTTCTTCTGCAGGCCGTCCTCTTGTACTTTCTCGAAGCGGACCTTACACTCAAACCATATGGCTGTTCTACTTCTCATAATTGTTATTGTTTTTAATGTTACTAATTATCGTTATTCGGCAGCTGTGCGGCTGCCACGGTAGTTGAATACTTTCTGCGGGAACTGCTCACGGCAAAGGATGCTTGTCAGGATACCCAGATCAGCCCGGCTTGTGTTCTCAAACGGAGTTGGCGCCACAACGGGATATATCTTCTTCCCGTCCCAATAAAGCAGGCCCCATTTATTCGGGAGCTCCTCCTTGTGTATGACACCTTCCGGACACAGATACCAGCGGAAGCGACCAGCCTGCAGGCCGGATGATGCAGCCTGTTCACTGCGGCACCATTTTTTCTGGTCCGCCTTAAAGTCCGCACGCGACACTTTAACCTCGATGATGGCGGAGTCATTGAAGTTACCAAGCCCCCACACATCCGTATTCTCGCTGCCCCACGTACAGAGCTCAACTGCAACGTACTTGTATTTCCTGCAACATGGACCACAATCGCCGGTATTGTAGCACGGTTTCTTGCGACAGCGCGCATAGTTCCACGTCTGCCTACGCAGCCACTTAGCGCCCTCACAACAGAGCGTGTAGTGTAACGAGTCTGTCTTACTCATAACTAACAATCTGGCTCCTTCCCAAGGGCATACCTGCCAAAAACATTTTACCCATAATATCTTCCTCCGTAATTACAGTCCAAAACTACAAAATTATTCAGCGATTGTCAAGGGACGATCGCTCTTGTTCCTTACGCAATTCCAGTTCTCTCTCGACTTTCTCGTCCACAACCTCTATAATACCGAACGATGGCGAATACCTGGCTGCGCCCACTTCCTTATAATACTCGTTATCTCCTGCACCATGCAGCTGGCATAAGTTTTTCATGACCATTGTACCATCCTCTGACAGACAGCAGCTTTTAAACGAGCAGTTATCACACGGCGAGTAGAGAGCGCCATTCTTTTTCTTCCTCACCTCACTACTGATGCCGTACGCACGGCCAGAGATAACAATCATGTTCAGCGGATCGTAGTCCTTCGGCTCCGTCTCTCTTTTACAGCCAGGCGTTGATACATAGTCCTCGCCATCAACAGCATAGCCTTTCACAGCAGCCGCTGTCTTCTGGATCTCCTTTTCAAGCAGGCCGTTCTCGATTTCGAGGATTCGCTTCCGAATAGAACGCTCGGCTTCGTACACGCACACCTTCCAGTCCTTAACAGCGCAGACGGAATGATTATACACGACACCTACGCGCAGCATATTGGCGATAGCGTTTTCCACATGCTCGTTATAGCCGACGACGACGTCATCTATGCGATAGCCGCTCAGCTTATACAGGGCATTATCAGGCGTAGCTATCAGACGGCGGTAAGAGACCTTCCTGCAGTCAGCAATATACCACAGTGCCTTTTTCAAATCCTCGAGTTCCTTCTCTGCGTCATCTTTACCCATCTCAGGTTTCAGTCCAGCACGCCACAGGTATTTAATTGTATTGGCGCTATCGCAGGCGTAGTGTCTAATGATCTCGATGCACTCAATTCCATTTGGGTGCTGATTGTAGTGTGACGGATGGTTTACTTGTTCTTTCATTGTTTCTGTTGTATTGCTTGTTTTAAATCGTTTATAAATTCTTCTGTGCCTTTTAGTACACCCGAGTCGTTACAGTATACAATATATGACGGAAGGCATTTCCTCAACCAATCGCATATATCATCCACCGCATCTTCCCTCGCGAGTTCAACAGCCCTAAGAGCTTGATCTGGAGTAATCCAAGGCTGGTATTTTGGCACATACGCACCACCAATACAACCTATAAGTTCATTACTACAGGTCCTTGTATAGTCCTCTATAAATTTTCTGGCCTTACTCATAGTTCTATTTCCTTTATCACAAATTGTTTAACTTATACTCAAAATCCTTATCACTCTTAATCACAGAATCAAAGGGTGTTTCTATCTGCTCGACGATAGCAATCTGTATTAGGCATGCCAACACATCAAAAGCATAAAAACTTGTAGTCTGGCTCTGTGTGTAGTATGCTTGGGCACGTACTTCCTTTAGGTACTCCACAAAGCTCGGTTTTGTACTTGACACAAATACCTCATGGAGAAAGATTGAATATTTCGGCTTAAACTTATAGTCCCATGCCTTATATATGGCCATCAGTTCATCAGCAGTTTTCTTGGCCAACTTCATCTGAACAACAAGAGAACACTTCTCGTCTTTTGTCATAGTTCTATTTGTTTTGCTTTTGTAAATTCACTTTTATTTTTCTCCATAGCCTCTTTGGCTTTCATTCTTTCACTGTATGCTTGCGCTTGTTCTTTTGCAAGTTCTGCATCCATCTGTTTCGCAGATTCTGCTAATCCAGCTTCGTCTAACACCTTTCTAAGATGCTGCGGTAGGCTATCATATAAATTACTGCTCATAGTTCAAAATTTAAAATGTGAATAATTCGTTAATTTCGCGGCCTTATCACTCCCCACTCCGTGCGCCCATGGCGCAAGTGAAGAGTGAAGAATTTGCTACCGCTCACACAACACCGACATATCATCGTGGATATTGCCGACATAGAGAAATCCTTTGCCTGACGCTTCGAGCATGTAGTCTGAGTAGAAATGTTCATCATCAACGAAACTCAGCTCTCCGTCACGCTCAACATATCCACGAGTGGGTGTGTAGAGCAACTTTCTCCAGCCTTTATTCGTTGCCACATAAACGCCAGAATCCTTGGCACGAGTCCAATCATAGAACACGCGGTCGGTCGGTTTGCCATACAGCAGATAAATGTCACCCTCGAAGTAGTGAAACTTCTCGCGACCGTTGCGGTTCATCTCTCCTTCCAGATAGCCGAGATGTTCAGCTACACCGTTTATCTTGACTTCGCGCCGTAACAATTCGGACAGTAGCAGCAAATCTTCGCGTGAAGACAAACTCACGTCGAGCGTCAAGTGCTTATCCCCGTCGGTGTAGAAGTATCTGCGCTTATCCTCAAACCTGTACATGTTGTGTTCGATGTGTGGCACGCTGTCGCCATCCCAGTCGGTAGGCTTCAGCGAGTATGCCGATTCTGCTATCTCGATAGCTTTTGGCAAATACTTGAGCCGTTCCGGTTCGTGCATATTCTCGGCACCGAAGTTGGCGATGTAGTACACCATTCTCGATGTTATGTGCAACATGCCATACATTACGTCGATTACATCCTCATCGTCAATGCCGAATCTGGTTTGTGCTACTGTGGCAAATCGTTCCTTTGTCACGTAGCCGCGAATGTCGTTAATGCGGTTGAATACTTGTGCCGCTTGTTTTACTTCTTTAAATGTCATAGTTCCTTATAAATTCGTTTAATTCGTGTTCCTTTAATTCTTCACTCTTCGTCGCATTCGTCGGTTATAAACGGACAAGGTACAAGCCATTTGCCGATGCGTTCAAAAACGTCAAGCGGTGTAGCACCTGCGTAGATAGGTTCGCAATCCTTTCCGAAGAACATCCATGCGCACGCTCCCTGGTTGATGGTCTCAACGCAGAATAGCGAATTATAACCACCGTATTCTCCTGGCGTTGTAGGCCTATGCTCATTGTCGATGCTGATGTTCAGCACGAGGATGGTGTGCTTCGTATGATGCCATTTGCCGTCCTTACCCTTATAGCTTGTATCGTCGTAAGGCCATCCTGCATTGCAATCGTATGGCGCATCGTTCCAGTCGTCACCCCACTGTTTTTTTAGATCAGCCTCAGTAAAGAACAGCCTCCATCCTGAGTGCGTCGTATCATTATCTTTATCTCGAATATCAAGGCGATCGCACCGCTCAACGTAGCAAAGCGCAAAACCCTTTGCCGTGTAATCTGAAAGTTCGGCGGCCTTCAGACGCAGAAAGTCTTTCTTGATATACATACGTCAGTACTCCTTCTTATACATTTTCTTTCGGTGCGCCAGTTCCTCGTCAACCGAACATGAAAAACTGATGCCAAGCACCTCTTTGAGATCGTCGAGTTTCAAGCCGGTGTTGATGGTGTGGCCGTTGCCAAGCACTACGTTCGTGGTTCGGTTCGGGTTCTGCGTGAGTGCCACAACATCCTTGCGTCTGAAATACTCGCCGCAATGATTGTGCAACCATTCAGTCTGCAGCGGACGTGTAGGGAATAGACCTTCTGGTGCTGGTGTCGGTGGGGTGTCGGGCACGACCTTCACAAGATTACTGCCCTCCTCGCCTTTGGTCAGTTCAAACACTCGGCACCTGTAGTGCTCTTTCTCTCTCCAATACTCGCCAGCCATCCATGTTGAAAAGGCCAGCAATACCCCTAAAAGGATACATAAAATTAACTCTGAGTTCATAGTTCCTTATAAATTCGTTTAATTCATTAAATTCGTGTTCAAAAGAATTTGCTACCGCTCAGAGTCGAGCTTTGACATTCCCTCTTTTTCGATTTCTGATTGCAAGCAAATGAGAGTTCCTATTGCGGTATGAAGTGACTCGATACGACTGCTGTTCGATAGTGAGTATTCGCCTGGGGAGTCCATGCAGATTTTCTCCATATCGTCTTTAAGATAGTCGATGTGCGTGCCTATCTTGCGTGTTGCATACTTAACAAACGATGATAATTTGACGTATATCTCGGTGTCCTCCTGCGGCCCTTTGACTACTTCCATATAGGCAGAGCCGAACTCTTTCAAACAAACAATGTCTGAGTGATAGCTGTCTTTCTTGACGTGAATCACATCTGGATATTGATAGTATTGATATGCTTTGTAGAATTGCTCACGCGCCTTGCTTTTCTTTGCCATACGTCAGTCCTCCGTGTTACTTCTTGTCCATTTGATTTTTATTTCCTTGTTGACATGGCAAAGTCGCAAAGCATGTTGCAACTCATGGATGCCGCGTATCTTCAAGTCGCTTATGGCACGGTGTGAACTGAATGCCGCGCCAGCAGTGCCGCCTGGTACATAGATGGTGAGCGTCTGCCCGATTGGGCATGTATGGTCGCCGCTGATATGTACGCTTGTCTCTCCGCTGAACCAATCCCATGCTGTCGTGCATCCCTCTCGCACCTTGAATCCGTTGCTTTCGAGGATTTCCTTCGTGATAGGTATTGGCGACAGATATTCAGCTGAACAATCTAAGTTTTTTATCTGCACATATCCGTGCTTACAATGGTGGGCGTAAATGCCAGTTATCTGCTTGGGTTCTTTGCCGTCGAGCATCACCCAATCGTTAATCATTAATTCTTCAAATGTCATAGTTCCTTTTATTTAATTCGTTCAATTCGTGTTCAAAAAGATTAGTCTGCCTTGATGACGATAACTTTAGGCTCATTGCTGTTGTTGATAAATCCTTCGCACATGCGTTCCGAGCTATTAAGTACGATGTGGGTGTCGTCAATAACCGTTTCGCCTGGCTTGATGGTCTTAATGAGGTAGAACGTGTGATACCACGGCATGTCGTTCTCGCAGAATTTTCTCAGTCCGATGCTGAGTTGTTCACGTAATGGAATAAGTATGTCTGGCACGTTCACATCCAAACCTAACTGCGAGCCTTTCTGCGCAAATCCTTTCACAACATGTTGACTCTCTGCATCTACCCAGCTGTTAAATAGCGTTTCGTTCACCTTGACTTGCTCTAACATCTGTCCGCTCATCATCATGTTTACACATAATCGCCTGCCGAATGGCGCAACCTCTCTTGCATCAGCAGATATGTCGACGTGCATGCCTTCCGCCACGCCTTTCTCGTCGTAATTAACGCGCCATGATATTGCCAGCCCTGTGAGTAATAACTTGTTCATGCGTCAGCCCTCCTTAATTTGTCTTTTAAAAATCATTATTCCTGTATAACCACGCCCGATAACTGCGACAAGTTCCCATCCGAGTCCTCCAAGTTCATTCATAGCAGTCTCATCTAAACATCCAGTTTTCTTATATTCCCATTTCATATTCAGCCCTCCTTAAAGATTATTGCTATTTTATTGTTGCCAACAGTTAAGGGTCTTGAAACATCAATAAGGTGGGTATATCCACCATCCTTGTTTTCATAAGGCAAACCAATTATAGCATCAACAGTATTAGCCATCATTTGCTCTTCCCGCCAGTTGGCCCCATTCCTAAAAGCATACATAATTGGTTCATAGCATCCTATACATCTATCGGGTAGAGTTGCTGGATTTTTACTTCTGTACTCTTCTTTGGCATATAACGTTGCAGCTTCTTCCAGATCCTCGCTTATAGGCTCTTTTTGCAAAGAGTCAATAAAAAGGGATAGGGCATTAATGATTTCCATTCTTCCTTGTTCAACGCCATTATCGTGTTCCGACAAGCCAATAGATGTTTCTTCTTTCAGTCTTACAAGCTCTTCACGGATTTTCTGTACTTTGTCTGTCATAATCAGTCCTCCAATTTAATTTCTTTGTCAATACCTAACAACCTGAAAGCGTGCTGGAGTTCGTGGACGTATCGGACATTCATCTTTACCATGCAATCATCACACGGACTGCCGATAATAAGTTGTACTTTTTCCTCGTTCCAATACAGAATGCAAGCGTTGTAGCCACCTTCATGCCAGTAGCTTGCACCACCTTCACGATTGAATCCGTTAGCCTTCAGTATCGCACCAGTCAGCGGTACCGGCTCTAACAGTTCGACACCCGAAGACCAATAACCTTTATAGCCTTTCCTGCGCTTATAATACACGGTCTGCTCGTTAATCTGTTCTATCTGCACAGGTATATCTGACACGGGCTTATTAATAACCCAATCGCCAATCATTAATTCGTTTGCTTTCATATTCAGCCCTCCTTTGATTTAATAATCTTGCAGCCGGCGAAATTATCTGGTAAGAGATATGTCATATAGACATACGGATCGCCATTCTTCTTAATCTTGTTACACGATATCCAGGTGCTATACCTACAGCTTGCGCCTGCAATTTTTACGCGGGTGTGATTTCTGTCGATGAGTTCCACGATGTCGCCACGCTTCACGCCGTACTTCTCACAGAAGTCAGCAAAGATGCGTTCGTGCTTCTCTTTCATCAGTTCTTCTTTTCTGTCTTTTAATAAGGCCATCTCATTGTTGATCATTTCGATATCCTCGTTTATTTCTTGTAATTGTCTCATATTACTCTCCTTTCTGTTTTATTTTGTTGTTGTTTCATATCACTAACCCTCTTTAGCTAAGATTATCTTTACTTTATCGCCAGCAGAAAGCCCTTCTGACGAAACGAAATATGTCATCGGAACACCTTTAGGATCGTTGTAATGTACACTCGCCCATTCACAACCATCAAAATGATGCACAACGCCATCAACAGCCTTTGCCATCATCTGCTCTTCCCGCCAGTTGGCACCAGCCTGAAAGCATGGCATAGCGTAATCCCATTCACCAAAATGTTTTGCAAACTCCATTGACGCTTTCAGCAATTCCTCGCTTACAGGCTCTTCTTGCATAGTATCAAGTATAGCAAGCACTTCGTTGTATGCTTCTTCCTTACATCTTGTCTCTATTGCAATTTGTGAAGAACAAGCACCTCTTAATAATTGTGATTTCAGCCTTTCAACATCTTCACGGATTTTCTGTATTTTGTCACTCATAATCTTATAGTTTTAATAAATCCTCTGTTCTTGCCCAAGATAACACATCACTGAGCTTGCAATTAATGCAGCACTCGCTCACACAGCCCGTATAAAAGAGCCCGTTAGCATAGATACAAACATTTTTGCCATATTTACTAACGATAAGGCACTCGTCCTTTGGGGTTGGCTCTTCGGTAGCCTTGTGCCACACATCGGTTGGTCGCTCGTTTTGCTGCTCAATAAGCCCAAGCAACTCCGTTAAGACCGCTTTCTGGCCGGCAGCAAAATCGGTCTTGACACCCATCACCTTTAGCCGTAGCCTTTCGATTTCTCTGTATATCTTTGTAACTTTATCCATGTTGCTTTTTCATTTTTTCCGTTAAACGTTGACGTAAGGCCCTCGATCGTCTCGCCAATTCTTCTTCTTCAAAACACCTCTCAAACCATTCGTAGTTCGGGCGAGGGTGCCACTTGCGGTTCTTCTCTGCCCATGTATTACACTGGCACCGCTCATTCCACCCTACGACCTCATAGGTCACCTCCCAATCACCCTGCCGGCGCTTGCAGGTGGTCCCCAGCGGCTTCATTGGCGCTGATATTCCCATGATATCACCCATACTTTCCCTCTTTGCTAATCAGTGAATCCCCTTTCTGTAGGCTCAACATAGATATTCCATACGCCGCATTTCTCGACGGCATTGGCGCCGTAGATACGCCCCGTAACATTATAGTGATGATATTTACCTTCATCCCAGAGCACCATCTTTTCTCCGACGGCTGGTACACTCGTAGCAAACAGATCTGCGATGATATCTCCAGACTCCTCTCCGGCGAATATATAGACGTGCATCTTACCCGCGTTTTCTTTTGATTCCTTCCACCGCTTATAATCCTTCTGCACCTTGCACAGGAAGTTTGCTACATCAGAGCAGATACCACTCACACGAATGGCGCCCGTGTCTGTATTACGGTTTTCATTTTCCTTTGCACACTGCTTTAATCCAGCGATCACCTTTGAAAGGTCTTTGTAATTGATGTCCATAATCGTATTAGTTTAAATTATTTTTCAACATCTGTCATACTCATCAGCCCATCAGTTTAAACGCATATGCCATTACCCAGGGGTTTCTATTCCATGTGCCACCACCGCAGACCTTATCAATGAGATAAGCAAAAGCATAACGGGCAGTGCATCGGTATATCAGATTGTCGGCATCATACTTGTACGGTTTGACGTATGGAGGCCACGGCGCAAACATATCCATCTCATGGAAGCGTGGTTTCTTGTCGTACTTGAAAACACCCTCGCACATGGCATCATCCTCGCTGATGTCTTGCAATCGTTCTAACTTAATGTCGGTTGTACGGATGCGATGCGGCATGAGGTCAGCTTGCACATACATCTTGTTACGGTAGCCCTCCGATGCCAGCATTTCCTGATGGCGTTTATATCCGTCTTTTCTTGGCTGCCCTTCATCGTCGTAGGCATTGAATGTCAGCACGTCGTCGTTAGCGTACCGCTGTGCCACCGCCAACTCTTCGCCTATCTGGTATTGTGGGTAGAGATCACGCTGCTTGCCGTCGATGCAATCAACAGTGAAGTACACCTTGCCTTTGCTGTCGATGCCCATAATGGGGTCCATAAAATCTTGCGGCACGCCGGATGGGATGTTTATTATGCGGCGCGTCATGGTCTTCCTTCCCTCCAATACAGCCTGTGTCAGACCATACCGGTCGTTAAACATGATTTTCTTCATATCGCTAATTACTTTTTTAGATTAAAATTCCGTAAACTCACATGTTAAGGACGACGTACTTCCCTTCTATGCCACTGCTACGGAGGCGTCTGTCACACTCGTTGCCCCATGCTACGAGGCACGATCCGAAGAACGGCGCCCCAGAGGTTCCGTCAGGACGTGTGAATTTCACACGATGGCGCATGAATATCACAGAGCTGGCCGATGGGAATATCACTTCCTGCCAGAGAAGATTGTCAAGCCGGTTGACGAGAAGGGCGATGCCATTGTTATGGTATGCCATCTTCTCACAGAACTGTCGCAGGAGCAGTCGGTTGTATGGCGGGTTCATCCACACAACGCCCTGCCAGGGTTGCAACAGCCCGTTATCTTCCTTCGTGTATGA